CACAAAAGCGTTTAGAGCGTGGCGCACTGGCGGTAGGTTGCATTCCTGAAGCGGTTTCGTGGATGGAGTGTGCACTTGACCCTTTCCCAGATGAGGAGAGGCGTCTCTCTGGTTATCCAGATATGGTCACAAGTAAATCCATAGTGCAAGCTTTCCGACAGAAGGTCACTGTCAATGGACCTGGAGCTGGCAACTGGGACACATCAATTTCGTTTGATGGATTGTTCACTAATACCCCTATGGGTACGAGTAATATGAGTAACAACGTGTTTCAGGTTACTGGCCAAGGAGCCAATAGTTATCAAGTTGGAGGGGTCTCAATCAGATGGGCAGCGTCAGGTACTAACCTGTACCTGCCCACTGTGCAGACTGCTGTTTCAGCTGGGTTGAATCTGGTAGTCAATATCACCACGCCTTTTCGAGTTATATCAATTGGTATGGAGATTTGGAATACCACAGCCCCCCTGTACAAGCAAGGGAATGTTGTCGTGTGGCGTCAGCCCCGCATCATAGAAGACTTTGTCGTGAACCCTGCTGTCAACACGACGGCGGCGGCAGCGACTGGTTTTGCCCCAGTGAAGTATTACAATGTTAATACCATTCCCGAAACTCCCACTAACGCTCTCATCCTGTCCGGCTCGCAAAGTTGGGCAGCTGAGAAAGGTGTTTATATGGTCGGGACCTTGTGTAATTCGATAGTTCCAATTTTTGAGAATATCGATGCATTTGCAGGAGCTATCTACACTTCAAATGGGATAGCCTATTCCACAGGCCTCGTTAACAATGGACTCATACCTTGGGTCTCAACGTTACCAATAGACACAGCATTTAATCAATTTGGAGCTTATTTTACTGGGTTGAGTCAACAAACAACATTAGATGTAGTTTTGCACTATGTTGTTGAGCGATTCCCACAGGCTACGCAAACAGACCTTGTCACAATGGCAACTCCATCGTGCCCCATGACCCTAAGTGTTTAGAATTGTATTCGAAGACAGTCTGGCATTTGCCAGTCGGTTGTTGGGTCGAGGAAAATGGTTTGGGCGATTGGATTTGTTCCGTCGCTGATACTCTTGGCTCGTACGGTGTCCCCGGAATGGGAATCGTAAAAGGAGTCGTTCAGGGAGTTCAAACTGCCTCTAATATGTATGATCAATATCAGAATATTCAGCAAGGCACAAGAGCACCCCCCTCTGAGAGTCAGAGTAAGTTGGCACCTGTACAGAAGGTAAAAGCACCAAAGGAAGCTAGAATAGGTCCTATGCTCCCAAGTGGGAAGTTTCACACTCCGGAAGCAAAGGCCCATAAGAAGGCGAAGAAGGCCAAGAAAGCGGCCAAACGAGGACAATAACGCTGACGTTTATTTTTTCGTCATCGCTAAGCCTTGTTTTAATCTTGTTAAACGAGTTATAAAGTTATCAGGATACCGTTCACCTGATCATCCTATAAATGGATACTCTGTCCGACAATGTAG